TTCACCCACACGCAATGGCATATAATCTGCAGGCGGAAGCGTTGCAAATTTCTGCTCAACTACACGCTTAGAAATAGCGTACAGCGTGGTGATGTTTACTTCATAACCAAGAGCGTTCTTAAACACTGAAGGAGCTGTTTCGTCAAACTGACGCTGCAGCTTCAAAGCATTATAAGTTTCCTCTTGGCTGAGAATAATAGGTGCACCTGATTCATCAGCAACATTCGTGATGAGTTCGCCCCGTGAGTTTAATACGTGTTTCAACATAAATGTCGCTTTCCTTTTAAAATATTAATTAAGCTTGAGTGTAAGTGATATTGAACTGAATCGAAGTGCCGCCAGCAGAAGCCGTTCCGTTATTAACAACCTTCAAGCCATCACCAGATCCAAGCGGCCCACCAAATCCAACACCAAGCGTGGTGTTAGATGAATTCGGCGTAAGAATTGCGCCGTTTGTTAGTCCAGCCTCTGCAATGGTTGTAACTGCAACAGGACTTGCGTTGGTAGATTCAAGCTCAACACTGGTACCAGTGGTGAATGCACCCGTAACTTGCGCTACATAATTAGTAACAGTAATTTTCTTACCAGTAATACCGGGAATCAAAGTGAGGCCAGCATTAATTTGAGCAAGCGTTGCGACAAAAGATGCGTTCTTAATTGTGCTAGAAGTATTCGAACCACTTAACTGCGGCGAACGAATTAACACGCGAATAAGGTCACCGGCGTTAATTGCCGCATCATAAGCATAGCCAACGATGGGATTTACGCCCTGCCATGCGAGAACGGTATTGGCCGTTGCATTATATTCAACAGGGCCAAAACGATTGATACCAACCGTGGTGGAATCGGAAGTCATATACATGCAGGCACCATCAAGCGCCAACTCAATGCGAGCATTTGTAGGTGCATTGATATCTTTGATGTTGCGAACAACAAAACCAAGCGCAGGAACAGAGCCATTAGTCAGAGCAATTACGGGCGGAACACCATCATAATTGGTGCTTGGAGTTGTTGCATCACCAGCTACAGCTTGACCAGCGATAAGCGCAGTTGCCTGATTGGCAGAAACGCGTGCGGACACCACAGAATCAACAAAGGACAAGTCCATCTGACCCTGTACAGGAGTTTGCGCAAATGAGTTAATATTCGGATTTACCATGTAGAGTTCTCCTGAATTATGATGTTAAGTTAATTATTTGCCAGAACCGTAGCGCTTCTTGCCGCGAGCTATCTGATCGATAGAGGTAACAACGAGAGGTGCTTTTTCAGCCTGTTGGGCTTTCAAATGCGCATTACGAAGCTCATCGAAGTAAGTATTATCGACTTCTTTTGTCGAATTTTTCTTTTCCTTCTTTTCTGCGTCTTCGTCCTCGTCTTCTTCCTTTTCGTTTTTCTTTACGTTCTTTTTGACATTCTTCTTCATCTTCTTATTTTTCTTGTCGTCGCCCACCTCATCATCGGTTTCGTCAACTTCATCTTCATCGCCATCTTTGGCTTCAGCAAAAGAATCGTCTTCGGACTTATTCTTCTTTTCCTTTTTGTTGAGCTTGCAATATTTGTTTACAAGTTCATCGAGCGGCATTTCTTCGCCAGCAACGTTCACCATCTGTTTTTTGTTCTGCTTCTCGGCTGTGAGAGCGTTTACCATCTCACTAACCTTAACGGTGGTACCGTCAGGAAGTTCGGCCATTGTATCTGCGTCAATGGTGGAAACTTCTTCTTTTTTTAACTTAAAAAACTTCATGATGGCACTCCCTTTTGAGTTTGAATTCTGTAATTCCGATAGCTTACTTTTTAGATTTTCCTGATAATTTTTAAACTCATCAGGAGAAAATATCTTCGCTCCTTCATATCGCGGATCGGGGACAATTGCAAGGTGCGTAAATTCTCCGTTAATGACTTCACGATCATATTTGCAATTATTTTTCGTTCCGCCCGGCCCAAATTCTGTCGGAGCATATGCGTTCGATACAGCCCAGCCCTCGTCTATAGCCTTATGAGCTTTATCATCAATTGCGAGAAATTTAAACCAACCCCATCCATCAAGTTCATTGTAAAAACTATCTGTAATGTATCCATCAGCCTGTGATTTAATATCCTTCAGACTTACATTTTGATGATTTATGTAAACGGGCTTGCCCACACCAGTCTTTAAAAGATTCACCATTCCACGATGATCAACAAGTATGGTTTCATCTTCATACTTAGCCGTTCCCGGTTGCATATGCTTGCAATAAAATACTTTCGGAAACTGACTGGCGTTTGTTTTTTCGGTCATGTTTGCCATTATCGCATAAAGTTAATATTCGCACAAACCAAAAAAAATGGCCTGTTCATTGGGAAAAACAGGCCATTAAAAACAATGGAGGGCAATGTGGTTGCGCAGAAAGGAATTGCACCCTTGTCTCTAGGTTATGAGCCTAGCGTGAAACTGCTTCACTACCGCGCAGCATTTTACATATCACCGAATGACTGGAATTGCAACACACCTACAGTTTGACACAATGGCACTTGTTGCTGTATAGTATCCAATATCAACTTGGAGATTATAAATATGGCCAATATAAAGAGCGCTTCTAACGCTAATAACTCTATCAAGCGTGGTGGCCATAACAGATTGCAATTCGATGTGAAACCCATCATCGATGCTTATATCTCTGGTGAAAGTGAACTTTCCATCTCTAAGCGTACCGGCCTTGAACGTGTTGTTATCCGCCGAAGGCTTATTGAAAATGGTGTTGCCATCAGAAGCATTTCTGAGGCTAACAAAATTAGAATGAGTAAGCTTACCTTTGAAGAAAGATGCAAACTTACTGAGGCGTCGCACAAAGGATGCAAAGCTATACCAAAATCCAAAAGAACAAAGATGCTCGAAAAATCTGCTAATGCACATTGCAAAAAAATCGGAGAGGGAGAGCAAGAGGTTATTGATGCTATTTCTTTGCTTAATATCCCCATAAAATCCCAAGTTGCGTGTGGCGTCTATAATATCGATATTACGTGTGGAACCGTCGCCGTGGAAATCTACAAGATGCCCCGCAGCAGTGTTGAAAAGAAAAGATTCCCGCAAAGATTTAAATATCTCTCGGATAGAGGTTTCACCCTGATTTGCGTCTGTTTCACTAGAATTGAGCAACTCTTGGGGAATCTTAATGATGTAGTCAGACTCATTGATTTTACTTATAGGCTTCCAACCACTGACCGTAAGCATAGGATGATTAGGTGTGGCTCTAATCGTTTCTCCCGATTCAAGAATGATCTGGGTCAATTCTCCGCAATACCAGCGGCGGAAACATTTTTCTATTCTACCGAAAATATTAATCCGTGAGTTACCGGGAAAACAATTCCAATCCTCACCCGGATTATTTCGCGCACCTGTTTTCTGATCTGTTATAGGTGGGTTATCCCATCTAAACACTTTACCATTAAGCTTGCGATGATCAGGACGCTCACGCGCATCATTAGCTCCGCTCCACCTATATTCCTCAATGCCCATATCCTTGTAACGACTCTCTTGAAACTTAGACATAAGTAATGCTGTTTCTTGCCGAGCGAGGAATTTAGCCTTGCGTTGCGATACACCATAGTTTTCCGAAATCATTTTTACTAAGCTCTGCGCACGACCACCATCTAAAATATGCGTTTGAATGGACTGTCTTAAGCTCAATATATTGTCCTGCGACCATTTCTTAATGTATAAATCAAGGTTATCGCTCCACTCCTCAGCTATTTTCTCTTTCATTGCATCGGTCAATTGCGCCTCAATTACTAGTTTTGAACGCGCCGTGGCGGGTGCATCAGTGGGATTTGTTTCACCCTTTGGTATGGTTTTCTGTAAATCACTCTCCATAGATGAAAGGGTTTTTTCATAAGACCTCGTAGTTTGTGAAATCAAATCAACATTATCAATATCAACATTATCTAGTGTATTCAATAGCTTATCGCACAATCTATTGTAACGCGCATCCGCCGTTGCCTGCGCAAACTTCACATCTGAGGGTACATGGCTTTGCTCTAATCTCCATGTGCGCGTGCTTTTTTTAAACGTCGCGCCGATGCGCATAAGCTCTTTAGTTATCTTGGCACTGTATTGACCATAGAACTCACCATTTTGATACCACACATTGCCCATAGCAATAGCATCGAGCAACGCATTCGCGCTGTTTTTGAACTCTTTCATGCGCGTGCCTAGCGATTCAAATACAGGCTGATAAATAAGACGGTCAAATATGCGCTGAATTTCTTTTTCAATTTCGCTATAGTAATGCTCTTTGACTATAAGGGGAGGGAGTTGGAGCATGGCATGCACCCCCTTTCGGTCAATATAACAAAGTAGCTTTTATAAAATTCGCGCTTAATACCGTCATAGCAATCTTGGCAAGTGCTATAAGGATCAATTAATTTCTTCTTTTCTTCCTCGCAACATGCACACTTCATCATGCCTCGCTTGGAGTTTGTTTCCCCGATTTACCTGAAGCTGGTTTAACATCGTCATTCATTCCAGTGCCAATAGGTGGTTGCGCAGGCGCGTTAATATCCACCTCGACACCCAGCAATGAATCCTTATTGATAGCCTCTTTGGCTTCCTTATCCATAACAAGACCAGAATTGTAACCTGCCATAACGCGGTTGAATTGTGAGTCTTTGACTTCTTCTTCCTCTTTGGCATTGAGAATGCGCAACGGATTCCACGCAATTTGTAAATCACTTGGAACAAAACCAAATAGTTTCTGGCAGCAAATACCCACTACATCAGCAACCAAAAACTTGTTCTTCCTGCGCACTTCACCTTCGATCATGCTGTTATAGTTTTCAATATCATCTTCACCGCTATTAAAGCCTGCACTACTTATGCCAAATAGTTTAGTCATCGGCATTTTCAAATCAGCAGCCAAGCCCTGACGAATCTGCAAAAGGATTTCACCAAGTCCCGTAAAGCTGATTTGCTTTTGAATATAATCGTCGCCCGCGTCCATAGTAAGCGCATGATTATAATTCTTAATTTGATTTGCCATTTGAATGCGCTTAGCAACCGCACCTGTTCCGCCCTTACTTACGAGCGCCTCATTGTAACCTTTGATTTTATATACATCGACTTTCGCTTCATCGAGTAATTCAAACACAACATCTTGATTTTTAAGATATTGATTCAATGAACGCACTAAACGCTCTAACTCGCTCATACCCCACCCACGCAAGCGTGGTCTAATAAATGAAGGCGCTTTTTTGCCCATGATCTTCAATACACGGCTTTTGTGAACCTTAATGCCATAGTAATCATAGAAATCGCCATAAGCCTCACCCAAAGCACCGCCCACCACAAGCGTTCCCATGGTGTTCTGCACATCGTAATAAAGCTCCCACATATCGACATCACGAAATTCTAATGGCGTGTCATTTCCTATTTTAGCCACATTGAGCGGTGTTGCAGGGTTTTGATTAGTCACCACCATTACAGCGCCACCACCATAGAGCCTTCCCCATTTAATGGCCTGCATCATATTGCCAATGACTTCATTGCGTTCGCAATATACGTCTAGCAATTCCAATTCATCGGCGCTTAATTGTGATGTCTTTATCTCGAAGCCAGCACGAAAAGCATCATCCACAGGCTGATCCACAAGAGTTTGCACAATTCCGTGCTCAGCATAAAGCTGCGATAATAGTTGACGTAAATTCGATATGAGATACCAGCGATTGTTATTAAACAAACCATCAGACTGACTAATTTCAGGGCCAAAACTTCCATACCCACCCCATCCATTAATTGTATCGCAAAGAGAATTGAGAGAATTAACCACCACTTCCGCGTTGATAATGTCTTGCTCGGTTTGAATCATTTCGACCATAAATTACCGTTTCTTTGGCGTTTTTAACGCTTCCATAATATCCCAGCCCAATCGAAGTCTATCATAAACTAGGGATGGTTTTATACCATAAATTTCTGCCGCCTCAGAAATAGCCATATTCTTTCCATCAATTTCGACAAGAGTAACTCCACGTTTATTTCTATTTTGCTCCTTCGCCGTAGCCCATCGACAGTTTCCTGGCTCATAATTTCCATCGTTGTTTGGCCATCTATCTATGCTATGATTTCTTGATGGTCTTTTGCCCATATCTTCAAAAAAGTTTTCAAAAGACAACCACCTTTTGCATACAGCTATATTTCTCCCACCATAAAGATAATAGTTAGGCGCATTGGGATTTAAACATCTCTGCTTCATGGAATTCCACGTTATATAAGTAGGAGTGCTTAACATTGAATGCTTTGTTACCGCATCCTTCTGGGCGCACCCACAGCTAGTGGTTTTTCCTCTTCTTATACTACTTGCTCTTGTAATAATTACATTTCCACAGACGCATTTACATTCCCATAAACTGTTACACTTACCATCATTCCCAGCATAATTAATAACAGTAAGAAGGCCATATACATGCCCGATTCTATTTACAAAGGTTTTTACAAGAGGAATTTTATGCATAATCCCCCAT